GCGGGAAAGCTGAGGCATGGCTTCCTACCCTCGCGGCGTTTCCCACTGCCCCCACAACGCACGGCGCCCATATCAAGCTCGCGTGTGGTGGGCTGGAAGGCGGTGGTCGCTGGGCTACTTCACGTCGATTCAGGCAGCAGCGCAGGCGGTGGAGGATTGCTATCGCCAGATCGAACGATGGGCAACCATGAATCTGCCGCCGCCCATGCTGGCGCTGCAGCATCGGGAGCGGGTGGCACCTGCAGGGTCACCGCCCGCTGCGGATCATCCGCCAGCCTGAAGGTGCGCTCCTGTCCCGCTGCGGTGTCTTCCGCCAGCAGCAGCCCCCGCCAGCCGTCCTGATGTTCCACCGGGGCGAGCAGTAGCGCATCGTCTGCCAGCAGGGCCAGCAGCGTTGGCGGTGGTGTCCCCTCCCCGGCGGTGGCCAAGGCGTCGTAGAAGGCCATGGCGAACCCTGGCACCTGCACCGCTTCGCAGAGGGCCAGCATCGCCGCACCGGCTGCAGCAGGGGGCCCCTCGGCAGCGTCCTTATCCTTGGGCGGCAGGAACCAGCAGAACTCCTCCATGGTGAACGGCTCGCGGCGCTTCTCGGTGTCCCGGTGAGCGCTGGCATACCAGGCGTGGAAGTTGGCGATCGGCCGCTCTGCCGCGTGCAGCCGCTCCCTCAGGAGGCGAGTGCCTTGGTCGAGCGCCTCCCAGATGGTGGCTTCCGGGCACCAAGCAAACAAATCACTCGTAAAAGCGTGATGACGAGGCCAGAGGTCGTTGAGCTGCCAGAAGATGGCTCCCCAGTCGGTGGGAGATTGGGCTTTCCCAGGCTGTCGGCCATCAGCTGCAGTGTGGCCGCAGGATCAGCCGGTGCAGCGCCGCCGCGTTGCTCCCGCAGCATGAAGGCGTAGATGGCACTGCGGAGCCCCTCGGTGAGGTTGCCGGTGTCGTCGTCGGTCCATTTGGCGCAGTCGGGATCCACCTTGCCCAGCCGGTAGACGATCGCGGCGGTGACCAACCGGGTGACCTGGGCCTCGTTCTTGGCGGAGAGGTGGTTGTCAATCTCGCGGATCAGCCGGTGCTCCCGCTGGCGGATCGCGTCTTCCTTTGGCTCCAGCACCACGGGGATGCCGATGTGCTTGGCCATCAGGCGAGAGGCCACCAACTTGGCGTCTTCCTCTGGTAGCTCGTCCATCTCTTGGATGATGCGGGCCAGCCGGTGGGTCTGCTCGTTCACCGTGCTCTGGTAGTCGATCTCGTCGAGCATCATCCGTTCACCAGCCAGCAGGCTATTGAACACGGGGAACTCCAGGATGCCGGTGGTCTCGTCCCCCACCTGCTCGACCTTGACTTCCGGGGCGGTGACAAAGGGAAGCGGCACGGTGCTGTTGTGTTTTCTCAGCTTGCCGTTGTGGCTTAGGGAACCGCAATGGCTTATGATGTGGGGGCCGGGGCTTTGCGCTGGCGTGGGCGAGCGTCTGACGCTACGACCGCTACCCTTCCCCCCGGCACCCATTCACCACCACCGACCACCACCGACCACCAACCGACCATGACCGACTTCCGCGCCTTGTGTGCTGAGCTTGTCAGCGAACTGTTTGGCTACAAAGTAGCGAACCCCATGCACGACAGATCCCTTGTAAGTCGAGCCTGCGCAGAACTGGACGAGACAAGAGGGACGGGGGAAAGCGTTGAGCAAGTAGCTCAGATCGTCTACGAAAATGCAATGCTTGCAACTGCACCCGATCACGCCAAGCCGCATTGGCCAAGCTGGGCTGATTTGCCCAATTCAGACGCACGCACGCACGCGCTGAACACGGCTGAGATCATCTATGCCCGCTGGGGCCGCCTTGCAGCGTCAGCCGTAAAGCCCATTCCGTTGAGTGAGCGGCTGCCGGAGGATGCCGATTGCCTGGTTATCACGGCATACGATGGGGCTAGCAGCTATGATGAACACTATTGCTACCTGGCTAAGGAGTTCAAGCACTGCGGCCAGGTGCTATTGATCTGGGAACTCAAGCCGACATCGGCCTTGAAGCTGGACTTGCCTTTCATGTACTGGCGGCCGGCGTCAACTCGGTTCCTGCCAACGACGGTAGATCCTGCTCAGGTGACCTAAGGCCTAGCCACCGCCCTCTGGATGCGTTGCTGCAGCTTCCGGCCAAGCGGGAACACCGGGATCCCCGATACCTGCACAGTGCCCCTGACCGCATCAGTCCAGGGCCTAGCCGGGAGGATGGTGCCATTGCGGAGGCGGGCGCCCTCATGCACGGCGGTGGCGTAATCAACGCTCCAGCGAGCCTCCATCGTGTAGGGGTCGGTAAAGCTGTAGGTGCCGCTTTGCCGCAGGGTGCCGATGTCTACGATGTTGCGCGGGCTCCCGACCGTGCCCACGCGGCGCTTCGTCTCTCGTGGCCAGTTCCACGCCGAGGGGTTGAACGATGCCTGATAACGACCGAACAACTCAACCAGCGTGCTGCGGCTGATCTCCTGCAGCATCTGGTTCAGCTCCCCAGGGCCGGGGCCGGTCACCGTGGTTTCTACTCGGATGCTCATGGTTCAGATCGCAGTGAACAGGGCCGCCTTGAACTTGTCCCCCAGGGCCTCGCGTAGCTCGCTACCGATCCCGCCGACTCCGAACGGGAACTCCAGGATGCGCAGCTGCCCCTGTTCGGCACCATCGGCCAGCGTGGGCAGCACGGTGAGATCAGTAAGCACCGCCTGCCCGGTGGCCCCTGGCAGCATCCCAGGGGGTCTGTAACCGGTCTCATCCCACGTGAGGGAACTACCGGCCGCCAGCCAGCTTGCGGAGCCCAGCAGCGCCCAGCGGGTGATAAACCCTTCGAGCATCAGCGAGCCCGCCTTCACCCCCGGTAGATCCTGCTCGCTGCGGCCCTGGGGCTTGGCGAACGCCTCGACCACCACCGCAGGGCCAGCAGCAGGCACCCCCGCACGGAAGTTCGTGATCGTCCCCGGCGGTGCCCACACCATCCGCAGGTTCGCGTATTCGGCGAAGTCGGTGGCCATCAGCTACGAACCAGCATCGCCATTCCGCTGCCGCTGCCGCTGACCGGTTGGATTCCCAGCGTCTGGAAGATCCGGCCTTTTAAGTCGGCCATACGTCCGCCGAGCACGGCGCCGGCCGTCCCACCAGCGCCGCCCGATTCGTAATTCACCCGCAACAGGCTGGTATCCCATTCCAATACGTCGGCCTTCTTCTTCAGGTCGTCGCGGCTCAGGGTCTCTCCAGGGGTTGGGCCTTCGTAGCTCGCTGCATTGCCGAGGTGTGCCGTCCCGATCTCCACCTTCTCCGCGTAGTCCGCTTCCAGGTTCTCGATCTCGTCGATCCATCGTTGCACCTGGGTAACGGCAGCAGTGGAGGTGATTGCCACCCGGTTGAGGATCGCCGTTAGCTCGGTGAGGTTGGTCACCGACAAGGGCCAGCCCGCGTAGCTCCTGATTAACTCACGGTCATCCCTTGGGGTGATCCGCCACAGGCTGTTCAGGACGGGGATGGTCATGGCAACGGACGATCTAGCCCAGGTTTCCAGGAAACCTCAGGCAGTCAGCGGTGACCCCGTGTACAACGACAAAGCAGGCAAGGGCATGGCAATGGGCAAGGCTGGCAAGGGCAAGAAGCAGGCCATGCCGAAGAAGCCGAAGCCGTCCAAAGGCGGGGGCATGAAGGCGAAGTGATCAATCAGGGGCCAGCCAGCTCCTGATCCTTTCCTCCCTCGCGGCAGTGTGGAACGGCTGCGCGTGATACCAGGCCCACACATCACAGTGGTTTTTGCTGACGTTGCAGCCAGCACATGCCGGCACAAGGTTCGATCGCACCGTCATGCCCCCCTTCACCTTGGGGATCACGTGGTCAAGCGTGATCTTCTCAGGCTCGCACCCGCAGTAGGCGCAGGCACCATCCCATGAATCGATGATCTCCCGTCTGAAGCTGTTTTTTGTGACACGTTTGGAAACAAGCTGAGATCCTTCAATCCGATAGGACACGTGTTACTCGGTGAAGACCGGGAATGAACCAACGAACCCCAGGCGGCTGTGCAGGAACCTCATCCCCTGCTGTGGTCGCTCGGGCCTATAGCCCTGGCGGTGGCCATAAGGGGCGCAACCAGGAAGGCTTCCGTTACCGGTGGCCCTGCCGAAGCCCAACGTATGAAAATGGCCGTGGAATGTGTTATCAGCTGGAATGCTCTGATCCAGATTCTTCACGTGCTTGTCCACGTTCCACAGTGGGCCAGCAGCACCGCCGTTGTACCTCACCGAATCGCCATGGAAGAACCTGATACGCTTGTCGTAAACATCTAGGTAAAGGCAGTCGGCATCAGCGATCTGCCACACCAGACGTGGTTGGTCTCTGTAGTGCCTTCTAAGGTTGTGATACATCAAATGAGCAAAGCTGTTCTCAGTGGCGTTGCTCTGCTGCTTCTTGGTGGTCCTGTCATGGTTGCCCACGTTGCAGGGCACCATGATCCGCTCCAGATCGGAATGGGCCAGCAGATAGTCAAAGCCTCGCACTAGGGCCAGCTGACACCGGACAATCTGCTGAGTGGTGGTCAGGGTTTGATTCTGCACGGCGTCGTTGTGCAGCTCCCCTTCAATCATGTCCCCACCCAGCCAGACCACCCCCTCGCGGATGGTCATGGTGTTGCGCTGGCCGTCGATGATCTTGAGGGCATTGCGGAACACCGCATCGAGCCGGTCGTCAAAGATGTCCGGGTTGAACTCGTTAAGATCGTTCACCGCTGATGGCTTGACCACCATTCCGCAGTGGATATCGCTGATCATCAGAATCGGTGCCGCCTCCTCCCTCTCGGGATCTCCCGGTGGCTCGATGGTCCCCTGATCGAAAATGTCCCTGATCTCCAGGGCCGTGGTCAGGGCATCCTGCACCCTTTCCAGCTTGGCTAGGGCTCGCTCTGACGAAGCCTTGGCATCCCTCGCCTCAGCCCTGAGCCTGCGGGCATCAAGCTGGAGGGCTAGCAGCTCGTCGCTGGTGTCCGATCGCTTGCCGTTCGGGCACATGCCCGGCTTACAAAAAGGGCGGCGGGTTCCGGCCTCGTCGTGCCATTCGATGGCGCTCTCTTCAATCCATGCCCGGCAGGAGCTGCTGCGGCGGCATTGGAATGTACGCTCAGCCATGGTTCAGGCCAGCCTCTGCAGCCAGACCCGAGCACCTACGCCAATGGACCGCTCCAGCATCGAGACCACCTTGTGGGCGGTGCGTTGCGGCAGGTTCAGGGCCACATCGCGCAGCACCTGGCGGGTGGCCTCCTCATCCCTGGCGCCAACGGTGGCGTGCAGGGTCAGGAACGCACGTAGATCAGGAGGCATGGGGCCGTTGCGTTTCCTTAGCTTGCCGTAATGGCTTAGGAAACCGCAATGGCTTATGATGGGCGGGCCGGAGGGTTTCCTGTTCTGCGCAGGGACCGTTGTACCTCCGGCACCCCCTTCACCACCACCGACCGACCATGCCTGAACCCGACTTTCGCGCCGCCCTGCAGCAGCTAGCCGATGCTGTTGACGGCTGGGATATGGAGCCCGCAGCGGACGACCCGCTAGTCGTAGCCATGGATCACGCCCGCGAGCTGCTGAAGACCGCAGAGGATGGCGAGCGCCTGTCATCCGGGAAGCTGGTCAGCGAACGCATTGTGCAGCTATTGGCTGAGGTTGAGCAAAGGGGCCTTGTTCCAGTTGAGATTGTTGTCGGTACTAGAGCTGAACAGCTACTGCGCAAGGAGGCGTGCAAAGCGCATAAGTTGATGCGCAAAGATGGGCCTCTTCCCAGAGTACAGGACCCGATGTATTTCCACGGCCTCCCGGTAACCAAAAGCGACTCAGAAGCCGCTGAGTATGTTGGTATTGAATGCGGCTGATGACACCACGCGACCAACCCACTTGCCACCACCAACAATGAACGACCGCACGACACAATCAGACCCCTGGGGCCACGGGATTGATGTAAAGCGTCTCGCCGACCGACTGGACGAGTTGGCCGACTATGTGACTCAGGGCGCTGATTGCGTCCGCCGCAACTTTGTGATGCGGGTTCCTGCTGAGCCTTACCACGATGCTGATCTGGTGATTAGCGCTGCTGCCCGCCTACTGAGGGATGGGCTGGTTACCCCGCCGTCTCCTGCCCAGCCTGCCGCTTGGCCGGTGAACCTAGCCGAGCTGCACGACCCAGACTTCTCCGACGGCCTGACGCCAAGCCAGCACCTTGACGTGGTGCGCGGTGGGCCGGATCCTCGGGCTGCGGCGGCCGGTTCGCCTGGGCTCCCTGCCCGCGTAGGTCACATCCTCCGGTTGGCAGAGATCATCCGAGAAGTGGATGGGAAGCACGACCTAGGCGCAGCAGCCCTGGCTGAGCAAATCCTGGCGCATCCTGGGTTCAGCGGCTGCCACGATGGCCCCGTGGCCCCGGCGGCTGCCGACGTGGACCCCGGCTTCACTGCCGACTTGTTGCGGTATGAGTTTTCTGTCCATGACAACTACGATGTGGAGGTAGCCGGGGGCGATGCTGCAACCTTTGGCGAAGTCTTAGCTGAAGGCCGCCACTACCTTTCCCAGTACAGCCAAGATGGTCCGCATGAACTTGAATTTCGCTGTGTTCAAGTGATGGATTATGCGGAGCCCGCCAATGCTTGACGCCACCCCCAACCTCCTGCCCTGCCCGTTCTGCGGGAGCGCTGATACAGACAATGTTTTGTACTGCGCTGATGACGAGTATCACCGCGCCTACGTTACTTGCTCCAACTGCTTTGCCGAGGGCCCTGTTGTTAGCGACCAAGAGATATGGTCCGCTGCGGCTATCGAGCAAGCCGCCGCTGCCTGGAACCAGCGCAACACCTGGCAGCCGATTGAAACGGCACCTAGGGATGGCCGTGATTTCATCGCCTACAACGAGTTCACTGGGCCCTACATCACAGCAGCCAAAGCAATGCTCCCCGATGACGATATCAGATATCCGATGTATTGCTGGAGAGGGGTGAAGGGCAGCTGGTTTCCCGAGCCAACCCACTGGTACCCCCTCCCCAGCCCACCGACCACCCCCAACCCCCATGCTTGACGCCAACACCCCAGCCTTCCGCCAACAGTACCCCAACGGCGCCACCGTCTACGACCGCACCGGGCGCCTGTTGCTTGGCGTGGTGGCCTGTAACCCTGAAACAGGGGAAGTAATTAAACACACCCAGACCGAGGGCGGTATAGTAGAAACCCACCAGACTTGGCCCGCTCCGCTGACGGTCAAGCCCTGTCAGTGACTCCACATCGGGATTGACAACCACTGAGCCCCGCTTTGTCAACCACATTGTCAACCATCACCACTATGGACACCCCGGCATTCCCTACAACTACTGAAGTTTTACTGCTCAGTGGTCCTTATGACGGTAAAAAGGCAAGCATATCCGGTCGTCCTTACGAGTATTGGGTGCCAAACGATGATCCGCAAATGTTTCCATTAGATATTAACCCAATGTCCTTTCGTAGAACGTCTCAGTGGGTAGCAATCTACATAAGGGTAGCAGACAAAAATCAATACAAATTCCTTGAGATGCGTCGAGTATGATCCTGCTTTTGATCACCCCCTAGCCGCCGCCCTCCTAGCCGCCAGCTCCCCTATCGCCTCGCTGAACGTCCGCCCATCCATCGGGGCATCCAACGGTGCCGAGGGCGGGATGCTGCGCTTGCGCTCGGGGAACAGATACCGCTCGCTGGCCGTTGGTGTCGTCAGCGCCCGCTGTAGCAGCCCCCGCGCCTTCTCCTCACTGATCCCCTCGGCCTTGGCCAGTGCCCGCACGCCTGCCGCCTGCTCCTCCCGCCAGAACTCACCATCGAGCAGGGTGTCACGAATCACCGCATCCTCTTCCAGTACCTCATTGGCAGGCACCGGAACCGGTGTGCAGCGGCACTGCGGGTGGGCAGGGATCACCACCTGATCGGCCGGGAAGATCTGCCCATGGCGGCTGAGGCAATACCGACAGGCCCGCTCATCGGTGGCAGCGACCCACCGGATGAACGCATAGCCCTCCTTCAGGTTGTGGTCTATGGCCCCCTTCACATAGGCATTGGCCAGCTCACTGCGAGCGATCACCTCAGCCCGCTGCCTGAGCCCCATGCGGGCCGTCTTGCCCGTGGGGTCGGTTGTGCCCTCCAGCGCCCCGAGGATCTGCCGTTCCAGCCGCCTGGAGCCCCAGCCACGGGCTACCCCTTCGCTCACGATCTGGGCGATCTGATCACGGAACCGGGCCGTTTCGCCCTGCATGAAGGCGGTGGCCGCCTGGGTGGCAGCACGGACCGCGAGTGGGTTGGCCCCGGCATAGGTAGCGGTGGCGCCGGTCACGATGGTCTGCAGTGCTGCAGCCGCCTCACCACCAACGGATAGGGCCTCGACTAGATCGGTGGTGAACCGCCGCTGCCAGGCTGCGATCTCCTCAGGCG